CAGAGAGGGTTATTTATACATCTGCTGGTGATACTAATCTATGCAACATACCCACAAAGAATTATTATAAGATTGTTTCTAATTTAGGCTTATGCTCTATATCGCATTTTATGGAACATTTAAGAAAAGTATTGCGCGTCAAATATCCCGATATAGAAGATATAACTTTTAAAGAGGCTTCTAAAAGGTTCGGAGTTAATCTATATTTTTCGACGACAAATATAAATAGGTGCGAAAATCGTATTTTTTCTATTGAGGATACGCCAGACGTATCAATATTCACTGCTTGTGAAGCATCAATGGCTATTCCTTTAATATTTAACCCCGTTGCAATTGATGGCGAATATTATTATGATGGTGCATTTTCTAATAATTTTCCTATTAAAATATTTTCACACGTTTCAAAAGAGAATATTATTGGGATGGTGATATATAAAGAAAGGGAAGGCTACGTTCCTACGAAAGACAAGATGAATATCTTTTTCATAATAAGACAAATATGCAAGATGTTTGATATATTGCGAATTAGTCAAGTGACCCTTAATGAAATAAATTCAGGGGATAAAGAATATTATTTTATGCCTGAAAATATAACAATACAGAATGCTATGAATGTTATAGTAAATAGAAAAGGGGTGCGTATTGAATTGACGGATGAACAAGTGAATGAGATGATATTATATGGCTTTACTTGTATGGCTGAGTATATTGATAAAAGGAAAGAATTATTATATGAAAAAAATAAAATAAGATTGCAAGATAATACTGAGTTATGCAATTGAATGCCTATTAGTCGAACGTGAAAGCCGCATAACTCTTGTTGTTCCTTGTAGAACTTTTGGTGTATTACGCGGCGGCGTATTATTGGTTTTTGAATTTCTTTTAGTAGTTGCCGACGGACTATTAGAAGATACTTTGGGCGATGTTCTTGATTTTTCTTTGACGACTTCTAGTTGTTGCTTAGTATTAGAAGCAATTTTAGCATCCTTTGTAAGTAATTTTGGTGCTGGTAAAACATATCCAAGACTATTGCAAAATCTAGCAGTATCTTGCATTCGCATATGCGGCTTTTGCGGTTGGTAATGAACGCCGAGAACGCCGTGAACATTAGCATACATCATATTGCGAGGATGTATAATAGCGGGGCGATGCTGAACTTGTAAATTTATTTGGTTATTTCTAGGATTATATATTGGGTTCTGATAATGCGGTATAGGTCGTCCTCTCATTTGCGGACGAACACGCAAGCCATTCCTGCTAATAGCCCTCTTATGTGCAGCATATTTCAGTGCTGCTTCAAGATATCCTTGTCCATCCATTCTATTATATAGATAGCATATTATTACTATAATATAAAATATATAATTATATATAATTATATATAATTATTATAGTATAAGTATTATCAGTATTCTATAATGAGTAATAATGAACCATATATATTTCTATTGGATTTAGATGGGACTATTATAGGCGATTGTAGCTATCAATGCGATATTTACAATATACAAGAAATTATTAGAAAAAACATAGTATTAAAAAACGGCAATATCCAATTAGGTAATCTTGTTAAATATAAAACATTATGCGATAAGATGCTAGACAACTGCTATAATTTGCAATCTAAATTACTAAGACCCCACTTTACTACATTTATGACCGAGATGAAGAAGGTATTCCCAAATAGTTTCTTCTTTATCTACACGGCTTCTGATAAAACGTGGGCGCATAAAGAGATATTAATTATAGAAAAACAAAATAACATTAAGTTCAACCGACCTATATTTACGAGGGACAATTGCTTTAAAGATAATTATGGCAATATCAAGAAGTCTGTAGTGAAAATATTACCTCAATTACTGAAGGCTATCAAAATGCCTAAGACACATTCTATTGTTAATAATATAATGATTGTCGATAATAACCCTACATTCGTAGATTACACCGACCATCTACTTCTATGTCCTACTTATGATTATCTGAAGTTTCATAATTTATGGGAAAGCATTCCACAGGAATATACTAGTATATCTGAACTAAAGCATTTTGTATCTCGACTAATCTCAAATAAAAAGATGTATATCAAAAATAATCCAGCGAATACCATCATCTTGGAAAAATTACATAAATGGCTATATAGAAAATACAAGAAGATTAATAAATATAATAAAAAGTATGAAAATGATACTTTCTGGCTTAACCTCGCTACCTTGATTAAACACCATAATATTACCTCATTCAATAAGAGGACTATTAGTATGTTGCATAAAAGCATCTAGCCGCTGACTAGAATACGAGTATATAAATAATACATTTAACATAATATATATAAATGATATATATAAGTTTTGATATTGGTATTAAGAATTTAGCATTGTGTATTTTAAAAAAAACTGCGACCAACATAAATATATTAGACTGGCGTATAATATCATTAGCAGATAAAAAGAAAGATATTAAAGGGATTGATGATATATCTGAGAGAATATATATGGAACTTGATAATATAATTGGCGAATTGAAAGAGAAGGGTATTGAAGAAATTGCTTATGTATTGATTGAGAACCAGCCATCAAACCTTAATGGTATAATGAAAACTATCCAATATATTATATATTGCTATTTCAGCCTCCTAAAATATTGGGATAAAATTATAGATAACGTTGTGCTTGTTAATGCATCCCTAAAAACGAAAACACACGACTATAAACCCGATATACAAATTAAGATGGACGCGGCTGCTGCTGGTGCTGCTACGCAAAAAACCAAGAACTCTAAAGGGTTTCGTCAGGATAAATATAAGATGAACAAGCAAACCAGCATAGAGATATGTAAAAACTATATAAAGGATGATGCTGCTCTCTGTGAAATATTTGATAATAATAAGAAGAAGGACGATTTATGCGATGCGTGTTTGCAAGCGGTCGCTTATATAAGATTACACGATACCGATGTGAATGCTGGTTCGGTTAAATACAATACCTTAAACTTTTTAGAGATACCTTTGAATACCCAATAATAATTGCAATGTTTTCTTTTTCACATACAATAATGATTATTTTTCTGTCCTTTTACATTGTTTGAGCTTTATACTCTTTCCATTTATTTGCTAGTAAAATAAATAATCCCTGTTCTGTCATTTTAGGATTTTCATTCTTAACTTTCTCGCGATTATCCTTTACAAACTTTTGATATGCGTTGAGAGGCTCCTTATCCTTTACAACAAGATTGCCATCGTTATCTACTTTAGCATATTTAAGGCGCATTGCACGTTGTTCCCCGTTGTTTGATTTAGCCCTTGCCGCTTTCTTGTCTTCTTTAAACTTATTTAAAGTATCCTTGTAATAATATTCAACATCTTTTTTTGTATTCAATGTATCAGGCATATTCACCATAATATCCTTAATATACGTAGCGAAGTTGTTATTATCTGATATCCTTGTTTTTTGCTGAACAGGAGATTGTTGCCTAGTGGATGCTGCTGTTGCTACAGGCGATTTTGTTGATTTCAATTTTTGGACATTATCGCTACTAAGACGATACATCCAATAATTATATCTAATATTATACTATATAATAACTAAATCCAATTTAATACAACAACAATTATTTTTTTATAACATATATATAGAAGAAGATACTATATGGCTGGTAGTTGTGGAATGAGTGTTCAAGAAGGCGGTGCTAAAAAGCGCAAACTAACCCCCTATAATAAGTTTGTAAAGAAGATGTATAAGGAACTTTGCAAAAAGCATCCGAATGAGAAAGCACCAGAGATTATGAAAAAGATTGGCGCTGAATGGAGAAAGAAGAATAACAAGTAAACATTGTGGTAAACATTGTGGTGAACATAGGAATATGATTATATTGTAGCAGCGCGAGCCGCTTTCGCTGCTTTCTTTTTAGATAAATTATTTATTTTTTCAGTAGTTAAAGATAATAATAATGAACCATTTAATTTATTCGAATATACATTATCTGTTAACTCGTAGTTAGCACATATATCCTTGTTATAAACATAGTATGATTTTAATGCTATGTTTAATTTATCCATTCTTTCTGGGTCTAGTGTAATATCTGTATCGGGTATTATTCTTAATTTTTTACTTTTCTTTGATGGATTTTTAGATATACCAACCCCTCCCACCGACTTATTTTTAACCTTCTTCTTAACTGGTTCTACATAATCTTTATTATTATAATCCCATAAATCTGCATGACTTTTATATTGTTGAGGTAAAGTTCCATTTATTGCTAACCATTTTTTGAGATTATCAGTGCCTTCTAATTCTATTCTATACTTTTCTTCATTAATTCCACTTTTCCACCAAGCAAACCCATTTAATAACCCTTTTATATCTGTAATTCTTTTAATCCACCAATCAGGAGGCGGGTTATTCCATTCGTCAGGATGCTTAAAATTTTTATGAACAGATATCAATTTCGCTTCTTCAGGTAATAAAAAGTTTGGTATATTATCCCAATCATCGCGGCTTATGTAATAATAATGAATAGGAGTAGTATATTGATATACTCCGTTATCTGGCAACGGATATCTTAAAACCTTTTTAATATCACCGCTATAATTATAAGGTTTTTCGTGTTTTAATGGATAATAATCAGATTTTTTTGTTCTCATATATGTGATTACTCTATTGAGAAAATTTCTAACAAATAATCGCAGCCCATTATCGTATTTTAATCTAGGATTTTTACCATTTCTTGTTATTATCCCTAAAAACTCTTGCTTTCTTATCCATATACCAATATACCACTCGTGTGTTATCGTGTTATGGCGGTAATCGATGCGATCTGTATCCCCTGTGCTATCGCCAGTCATATAATGTAAAAATACTTGTTTGAATACAGATAATTCTAATATAACCACAATTTTCTTTAAAAAGGCTATTAAATCAAAAGGGGACTTCTCTCTATATTCATCAGCTATTTTTAATACTGCTTTGCCAACATATGATAATAATAAATTAAGTTTATCGCAACCAATTATTTTATTTGTCCCATCTTTAAATTGAGTAAATAATGAATAATATAACCTTATATTATATTCAGTATCACGATGAATATCGAATGCGTTATCAAATCCGCCTCCTTCGATACCTACCTTGTATAAATCTGCAATAGATACATTATGAAGTTCGGGTATTTTTGATAGACAAATCTCCATATTTTTTTCATTTTCAATATATTTAAAATATTCGTAAAAAAATTGAACCCATTTATCATTGTCAATTGGATATGTTTTCTCATCTATCTCAATTTTCTCAATTTCTTTTTTTGCTGTTTCAGATAGTTCAGTATCTAAGTCAAATGCGCCATCATCGATTAAACGTGCACTTCTTTTTTTCGTTCTAGACATATCCTTTGCTATTTATCTATTATATTAGTAGATATTATTAAATATGGATGGTGATAAATATAAAAAACCATCAAAGACCAATTATACAATCTATAGTATAACTAAATGCAAATATTGTGTTATGGCTAAGGAACATATTAAGACGCTGCCAGTTGCCTCCAAATGTATTAATATAAATTGTGATAAATTCCTAAAAACGTGTAGAGAACGCGATAATTTCTTTAATTTTATTAAGCAATATACAATAATACCATATTTTTATTTTCCGATGATATTTAAAAATGGTAAGTTTATTGGAGGATTAAAGGAGTTATTGGCGAAGAACAAAAAAACAAAAAAGATATAAAGAACATTTAGAATGTAAATAACAAAGATATGATTAAAGTCGATGGTATTATTCTCGTATTAAGTTGCCATAAACATCGGGATACGCGTTTAGTGCAATACAAACTTCCAAAAGACGATTATGGGAATTGGAAGGTAATCTATGTGATTGGAGACTTATTCTTAGATAGCGACTATAAACTCGAAGGGAACTTGATGACGATTAAATGCGAAGACAGCTATCTGCATTTATTAAAAAAATTAACGCTATCGCTTAAATATCTATATGAAATCTTTGATATTAAAGAAGGTGTATTGCGGTCAGGCGATGACTTGGTATTTAATGAAGGTATATTGCAATGCTTCTTAGAAAATCCTAAAATATGCGAGGTTAGTAATGGAAATGGAAATACGAATACATTGATTGAACTCGATTTTTTAGGTAAGTCGCACGTAAATAAAAGTTTGCTTTCGCACGAAATCTCCGATGATGATATTAAAACCGCAGTCGAGGATACTTATATGCTTCAATATTATAATGACCACCAAGAAGATTTTAATAACCCTTTGCATAATCTCAAAGACGTAGATTTATCAAAGTATATCAAGCGCCCACGTCTCCCTATAATACCTAGTGGCGTATTGTATTATATCTCGAACAAATCTTGCAATATCTTAATAAATCATATGAGCAATATTAATTTTAATATATTTCATTACGACGAATATAGCAGTTCGTATCCATACACTATCGAAGATTGCGGTGTAGCATTTATTTTATATTATAACAAGATTAGTTTTATAAATTGCGCGAGATTATACAATGATTACCATTATCACGAAGCGGTTATGGCGGTTCATACCAATATGAATAAATAGAGATTATTATGATATAGTGTAAGTAAAAGTATATAAAGTATATATAAAGATTATTTAGAATTTAAATAATAACCTAGATATGATTAAGGTCGATGGAATTATCCTAGTGACAAGTTGCCAAAAGTTTTTAAATACGAGATTAAAAGAATTTAATCTAAAAGACAACTATGGGAACTGGAAAGTAATCTATGTGATTGGCGACCTATTTTTAGATTGCGACTATAAACTCGACGGGAACTTATTAACAATTAAATGCGAAGACTCGTATATTTATAATTTAAAAAAATTTGTGCTATCGCTAAAATATCTATATGAAATCTTTGATATTAAAGAAGGTGTATTGCGTTCGAATGATGACTTAGTATTCAATGAAACGCGATTGAAGTCATTTTTAGTAGCACCTAAATATAAAATTAAAATAAATGAAAAGGAAGGTATTGAAATTGAAACTGATATCGATTTTTTAGGTAGTTCGTTTAAAGGTATCTCAGTTATAAACAAGCCATATAAATATGAACCGAGCAAATCAGAGACATCCTTGCACCTTGTCTATTATTATAGAGACCATCCAGAAGAATTTGATAATCCCTTGCATAATTTGAAAGGCGTTGATATTCAAAAATATTCAAAAATGCCATATACCCCTGTATTTTTAAAAGGTCCGCTAATCTATTTTTCAAACAAGTCTTGTAAAATATTGATAGAACATATGGAAAATATTAATTATGATATATATCATTATGATGAGAAATCAAATTCATATCCTTACACTATTGATGACCTCGCATACCCATTAATATTACTTCCTCATAAAATTAATTTATTACATTGCAATTACTGGCACAAAGATTTAGAAGGGTCATATGGAACCAATAATAATCACTTGTATCTTGCGATACATACAAATAAATATAAATAATATTATAGTTCCTTTAGTTCCTTTAATTCCTTTATCATATACGTATCAATCAATTCATATCCTAGCTTCCTATAGTATCCTCGAACACCTGTTCCACTAATTATAGCAATCCTTTTATATCCATTATTTGCTGCTATTTCTTCCGCTTTTGCTACAAGTTGCTTTCCAAACCCTTTATGTTGCAGAGAACCTTCTATATTATCCCCTACACTATTCAAATTCGAATATACGTGCAATTCTCTTATAAGAGCACACCCTCTAATACTTGGTAATACGTGTGCTGCTTGAGCTGCTTGAGTTGCATCTTCGCTCACGCTGCTCACACTGCTTAGGCGGAGCCGTAGAAATCCTATTAAATAATTTTTATCGCAATCAGTATCAAAACTAATATGATATTCGTTGCAATCGGATGCTCTATATATCTCTATATTCAACTTGATATTATCGAGTGATGGTAGGACGTTCCCTTTAATCTCCCTACATCTTATACATTTGCATCCCCATTTGTTTTCTCGCATATCGTCTTGAAGTAGTTGCCGCATATTGACAAATTTTGTGGAATACCCGCCTTCTATATAGTGTCCTGGTATATCGCGAATAATACGATTAAGTCGCTTGTATTTTTGAACTTTCTTCTTAAATTCCTTAATAAGTTCATATAATAGCATATCATCATATGGTATATACGTGCCTTCGTCAAACCACTTTTTAATTTTTGTGAAAGGAACTATGGCAGTCGGATATATTTTATACTGGTCAACTTGTATTCGCTGGTCATACAAGACTTCTTCTAGCATTATTTTATCAATATCATAGGAAGAACCCGGAAGATTGGGCATTATATGTATATCAACCTTGTAGCAATTGTTCTTCAGAAGTTTTATTGCGTCATATGCACATTCTATTGTATGCCCCCTGTTTATTTTTTGCAATACTTTGTTGTTTGTATGCTGAACCCCTAATTGTATTCGTGTGCAATTATATCGGCGAAAATTAGCGATTTCCTCGATATTTATAGTATCAGGTCGTGTTTCCAAAGTTAGCCCAATAATATGAATTGTAGATGTTTCATTTATTTCTATCTCCTCTTCTAGCGTTTTCTTAGGACGCTTAGGGTCTCTGTCAAAATAAATATTTGCAGCATAATATATTTCTGTTATGAAGCGGTCTTGATAATTACGAGGGTATTCGCACCACGTCCCTCCTAATACAATAATCTCTAGTTTATCAGGGATATGCCCCATTTTGATAAGGGTAGATATCCGCGAGTTCATTTGTTTTATAGCGTCGAAATCATTGGCATTTGCGCGTAATACCGCAGGCTCCGAGTATAAATAACTTCTTGGTTGTGCTACCCAATTATTCCCTTCGTGCGCTGGTTCATTCGGACAATAGGCACAATCGTGCTTGCAAGAAAAGCGCGCCTTTTTAACATTGCCTTCTTCGTCAATATATTCAGGGTGTGCAGAGGTTAAAAGCGTTATCACAAGAACGCCCGAATTTGACTTGCACTTCTTCTTTGTTATAAGATTGCGCAGCTGCTGGTTATCTAGATTAAGATGCTTGTATATCTTGATAAACTCAGCATTTGAAATAGTATACTTGTATTTTTTTTGAATATTCTTTTTGAACCTATCAATATCGCTAATCGCTTTAAAGTTTTCAATATTGTTTTCAAACTCCGCTGCAATACTTTCTATCAAAGAATTAAATTGGGTGCTCTCTTTATAACCCACGTCCTTGTGGGTATCCTGATGGATGTCTTCGATATCCTTAGTTGATACGGAGTATGCAGCGGATACGGATGATGATGCAAATAAATTAGTGAAGGATTTTATAATATTCATATGTATATGTATATATATATATATATATCATACGTATTGGTAATAATCAAATCATTTTTTATATATTAGAATAAATTTGTAATAAACCTTTGTATTAAATATAAAAAATTGATTAGCAGATATTTAGTCAAGGTCTAAGGACAACCACAAATACTGAAGCGACAACCAAAACAACACTAGCGACACTTGAAGACCTCGTAAGACCGCCGAAAGACCTCGAAAGACTACTGACAATGTTTAAGTTCCCCTATAGCTACAACAACAAGCACGTTGTGCACGAGAAAATTTATGGAGATTGTGATATTTATTACTATTCTATGCGTATTCTATGTAATTATCTTTCAAACTTGGAAAAGTATCAGGGAATACGCCAAATCAACCTCCAGAAACACGAAGATGTCTATGATTTAGGTTTGAATATCACAAACCGAATTATGGTTGATAAAACCGAGTTGCCTAATGAAAATATTGTATTCAAACTAATAAAGAGCCTGAAGAAAGAGCATTTCTTGCAATATATCAAGAACTATTGCTTAGATAATGAGATTTCATATACTACAAATCTCAACGAGATTGATTTGAGAGAATTCCTTATGTATGCTTGTAGCGAACTTATTAGCGATTATAAAAATGAAATGATTGAAGGATGGACTGGAGATAAATGGGAAAAAGTGGAAAGCAGTGAATGTAGAATATATTCGGCAAACGAAGTATGACGATGAACAAGGATGCTTGTAATGTAATATAATGTATTTTATGTATGTTTTATATTTTTATGTTTTTTAGCGAATAGTCTTCGCATATTCTTCTCAAATTTATAGCGGAGTATAAATTCCTCCTTCGATAACAACTCTGCCTCCTTTAACTTTGCAAATATTATCTTCAATAATTTCAACATTGTTATACATATATTATTTATTTTACGTTATCATTTTTTTATATTGTAAGAAACTAAGAAAAAGAAAGAAGAGGTCGGTCATTTTAACTATAAGAGAATAGCGGAGGAATATCCTCTCTGACTACTATGTTGTAAGGGTGCATAATCATAAAATTATATTCTTTCGCCCACCTTGCAATAGTATAATTATTAAACTGGTATTCATCATCATCTTCGATGTTGCTATCATCACTATTATAGTTATTTAATAATAATAAAGATACACAATTTAATTTATTTAATTTATTTAAGTTATTTAATTTACTAAAATATGCAAACATCTCAATAATATACTTACGTATACGTATGTATATCGCTATATATTTATATGTTTAATGTTCGCGTGTTTTTACGCGGTCGTCCAACACCTCTTAATATTTTGATATCTGCAGTATCTTCGATTATAGATGTTATTTCTTCATCGCTAACAGACAATGTTTCGATGTTATTATCATTGTGTTCCATCGATATGTTATTATGGACATTATTAATAATGTTTTCAATATCAGCAGAGGGCTTCTGTCTTAGTTCGGTAATATTTGGTGCTTGTCTAATATTAACATTATTGGACGCTGATTGCATTGACGGCATAGACATACTAGAAACAGGCGAATTCAATGTGCTGAACAAGCTGCTAACCATACCAAATAATCCTGAACTGCTATCATTACCGCTACTATAGCTATTATTCATTGGGATATTTTGCTGCGGTGCAGAAGGATAATTATTACCCATCACATATTGCTTCGCGGCAGCTTGCTGGAATTGCTTCATCAATTCTGGGTCTGATTTTAATACGTTCTCTACATTTGGCATAGGCTGTTCTTTGAACATTCTGCTAGTAAGATGAAACATAAATGCGCTCCCCGACAATGAGATAAATAGCCTTAGTTCAGGTGCCATCTTTTTACCCGTAGCCTTGTATTTGTAATGCAGTTCTTCAAATATATCATCAAAATCATTAATATTCTCATTAACCTGCTCAGACCACCCATCTAATTTTATAGCAAACGGGTCATACCTGCTATTCATATATTCAGTTCCTGAAATAAAAGCCATTAGCATTTTTTGCTGAAATCTCACACTCCCGTCAAGTTCCTTCTCGCGTATCAAGCGATTATATTCAGTTCGCATTTCTTCTAAGTCGGAGTTCATATTAAACTTAAATGGTATCTTGAAGCCCTTCGATTCCAACCTATCTAATTGATAAATAATCTCTTTCTTCTCATTCAATTCATTCATAATGATTTCCTTAGCGGATAAATGCCTATTTTTAGAGCCTCTCTTATAATCGCCATCATATTCGCTACCGCCGTCGCCGTCTTCATCGTATTCGTCTTCCTCTCCGTCTTCACCATCATCGTCGTCTTCTTCGCCATCATCGTCTTCTTCTTCGCATTCGTCATCGTCGTCTTCATCGCGGTCATTATATTTACTATGTGCAGCCGCCTTGTATTTATTCGAAGAATGCGAAGAATTCTGATTATGCGAATGATGCGAACCATTGCCCGACCCCGCCTTTCTATTGCTTGAACTACTTACAACACTACTTTCATCACTTTCTTCCTTATATTTTGATATTTTCGGAGAACCTTTACCTTTGTATATATTCTTCATATTTTTCATATAGGCGCTTTTGTCATAATCTCCATTCACCGAACTAGCACGTGAAGAAGAACGCGATGAAGACCTTGAAGACATAGAGATTACATCGCTACTTATCTTATTTTTATTAAATAAAACATCGTCATTCATAAAATTATTTTGATTTACTCTCTGCTGTCTATTTGGTATATTAAAACCCATTTGTTTGCTGTTAAACGTATCTCTATTTAATTCAATCAAATCGTCATTTATATTATTAAGATTTAATGTTGTCATATTATATATTTAATTGAATATCAATTGTTTATATAATATTAATACTATTTAAACGTTTATAAATACGCGCTAGGTAGATTATTTATTAAATGTTATTGGGTTTTTTAATATACCATTTAGGTATCTATATAATACCTAAAATCTAAAAAATAATTAGTTCATATATACACACATATATATTAAAATATATTGTATTTTCTATTTACGCGCGCGCGTAGTGGCGACCTTCTTCTTCGCAGGTTTTACAACAGGCTTCTTAACTAGTTTCTTAAGAGGTTTCTTAAGAGGTTTCTTAAGAGGTTTCTTAACTGGTTTCTTATTAGAACCACCACCAATTATCTTTGACATTGCTGCGGCTTCTCTTTCTTTTGCTTCTCTCATACGTGTGCGACTGATAACTGCTTCTCTTTTGCTTGGCTTGTATTCAAAATATTGTTCTGCTGCTGCTTTTGCTGCTGCTGCTTTTGCTGCTGCTTCTTTTGCTGCTGCTTCTTTTGCTGCTGCTGCTGCTTCTTTTGCTGCTGCTGCTGCTTCTTTTGCTGCTGCTGCTGCTTCTTTTGCTGCTGCTTCTTTTGCTACTGCTTGTCGATAAGCAGCACCAAGTTCGCCTGTAAAATCAAGCACTCTCTCTCTAGCACTTCCCGCTGCTTCCATCACTTCACTCGCAGCGGAAAGTGGTAAAGAGCCAACTCCTTTTATAAGTTGCATAATTTTACTAGAAGATTTACGCTGTGGGCGAAAATGAGCCCCTAAAGCTCCACTATTATCAGCCATACTTATTTATATTCTAATAATATAATATAAAATAATATAATATATTGAATTCATATATACAAACCTCAATACTTATCATATGATGTATTGTTTATATTATGCGATATATCACTACATACATTAAAAATTATAAACAACAATAATATATCTTTTATTGATATAATACGCACTTATTAATCCACGTATTAAAGAATATTCTACTTGATTTTTTGTATTTTTCTGGATGGAACTGGGTGCATAAAATGTTTTTTTTAGAGTTATATGCAACAATTATTTTCTCACCGATCCGTTTAATAACCTTGTAATTTTTGGGAACCTTCACTATATAATCTGTATGCAAAAAATAATATTTGTTTTTAGGAATATAGAAAGGATGTGTTATGCTGAAACTATTGTAATACTTCATATATCCGCTTTTACAAGATTTTATAAATGATGGTTTTCCGTATTTGCTAATTAAATACTGGAAACCATAGCATATCGCTAGTATTGGTATTTTAGATTTTAGAATACTTTCATCTATCTCCGAATGAACATCTTCGCCTATAAAATAATCAGAGCCTGTTATTATAATACCACACACCTTCTTGTTTTTCAAGATATACTGAATACCAGCGGCATCATCCCATTTTTTAAATATTACCTTGTTTCCCTCTAACCCATATAATAACTTCTTTTTTATTTTCAAACCCCTATATATAGCCTGATTTTTATACATATTGATAACTAATATTAGCATTAGTATCAATCCTAATTGATGTTGATATAAAAGAATATTAATTAATAATATTAAAAATGAAAATTCTTTTCTTCGGATGCAAAGGGTGGATAGGTAAGCAATTTGGGGATTATTTGAATAATCACGGGATTACCTACATTGGCACAGATGTTCGAGCGGATGACGAGAAAGCAGTAGAGGAGGAGATTAAATTGTATTCGCCAACTCATATCATCTCATTTATTGGAAGGACGCACGGGGGCGAACATAATACAATCGATTATCTAGAACTACCAGGAAAACTTAGAGACAACATCCGAGATAACTTGTATTCCCCAGTAATACTTTCAATTCTTTGCGAAAGATATAATATTCACTATACATATCTAGGAACAGGCTGTATATTTAGCAGCGACGACCCTACTACTAGCAGCGTAGGCGACGATGAACTCCCAACATTCTTCGGGTCTTCTTATTCAATTGTTAAAGGCTTCACTGATAGGCTTCAACATATGTATTCAAAAAATACGTTGAACCTGCGCATTCGAATGCCCATTGTAAATTTTGAGCATAATAGAAACTTTCTAAGTAAAATTTTCAAATATAATAAGATTTGCTCTATGCCCAATTCGATGTCCGTATTAGAAGATATGTTCCCAGTTATTATGGATATGATTATGAAAGGAACTACGGGCACTTTTAATCTAGTCAATAAGGGGCTTATAACTCACAATGAGATTTTAGAGATGTATAGAGAACATATAGATAGAGGGTTTGTGTGGGAAAATTTTAGCGTCGAAGAGCAGGATGCCATATTGTTATCAAAGCGTTCTAATACGCAACTATCGACTGATAAGTTATACTCGCTATATCCTGATATCCCTGATATTAAAACGTCAGTTGAAAAATGCATTAAAGAATATCATAATAAGTTGTAATAAAAAATGATATATAAAATTACATTATTTTTATAATATATTGATAAATATGGTTAAGATTAAATATGTTTGCGATATTTGTAAAGAAGATTTTACAAGGAAAGAAGCATATAATAATCATATGAAACAATGTAAGGGAACAAAAGAAGTAATGCCCGATAAAATATATCGTCTAAATTACATTGGTTCAAAATTTCAATTACTCGACTGGATTACAAGTAATATGAAGGAAAAAACAGGATGGACATCATTTGCCGATAAGAGAATTGGAGATATGTTTTCAGGAACAGGTATTGTCTCTTACCACTTTAGGAAACATAATGCTATAGTTATTTCGAATGATGCAGAATTATATAGTTCTATCATAACTCACGCATTTACACGCTCAATATATACTGCAAATTGTAAAAAAATAATAGATGAATTTCAGCAAGATATTCAAGATAATAAACATTCAACCACCATTGGGTTTATTACAACACATTATAGTCCTTTCGGGTCTTGCGAACGCAAATTCTTTACGATTGAAAATGCAAAACGCATTGACTATATCCGTAATAAGCTTGAATTAATTAAAGAAAGCCTAGCATTCGACGAATATCAATTTATCCTAGCATCTATACTTATAAGCGCTGATGCAGTAAGTAATGTTCCAGCAGTATATGGATGCTTCCTAAAGAATTTTAAAGCGAAGGCAATGAAAAATCTAAAATTAATGCCTATACATAATAATACATTGCAATCACATTATGCATCTAATACCAACAACAATGATGTTCTAAATACCGATTTTCTCGCATCTTTTGAAACCGATTTAGTATATTTAGACCCGCCATATAATGCAAGGCAATATTCTAAAAACTATTTTCCTTTGAATATTATTGCTAAAACACCTGAATTATTATTATCTGAATTACCTTTGAAGGGTAAAACAGGAATTCCCTCCGATTGTTTCATATCGCCATTTTGCAAAAAAGGAGATATAACTGAGAAAGCCTTTGAAACGCTATTCAAAGGATTAAAAACAAATTGGATATTTCTCTCTTATAATAGCGAAGGTATAGTTTCAAAGGAAAAGATGTTAGACATTCTAAAAAAATATGGGGATGCTTCGGTTATTGAGAGAGATTACAAAAGGTTTAAATCATTTGAATATAACAAAGATGTTGAAATTAAGGAATACCTATTCTGTCTAAAAGTTGCTGATAGTTAGATTATCTGCAAAGATATTCAAGAAATTTTCGTAGCTCCAGCGAATTGCCATATTCGTTCTGCTTTTTGTATGAAATTGAAATTCGAGCAAACTAAACTCCTTTTCATTAATTATAATTTTTAGCGTTGATGAATTCTTCCAATCAACCCACCCACAAGTCCATCTGAAAGAATATGAAGACCATACAATAGGTTGGTCTAAAGTAATATAACGTATTGTATCTTTTTCTTTATTATAGTAAATATTAGGGCAATCAAATGTGTATTCAACAATGATAGGAATGATTTTAATTATTTCTTTTTGAATATATTCTTTTAGTGCAAGTATTGTAGTATATTCAATTCCCAGTAAATCGCAGAATTTTTTTGGTTGAGATTGCCCTATAACTTGTGGTGCTACTTTTCCACCCCCTTTTTTTGTTGATTTTGCTGAAAGATGTTTGCTATTATCATCCACGCTAGTATAATCATACCGCGAACCCTTACGTGCCGTATGCATACACATTGGGAATATCTCAGTAAGTTTAGAAAGTCGCGGTTTTAGTTTTTCTGGTATTTCCATACCATACTTATATTTACCATCATATGGTATGCCATACGCTAAGCATATAGCCATTTCAAAGATTTTCCCAGTGTCTTCCGTTTGTAATACCATACTATCATATTCTTTTACGGATGGAATTATATTTCCGTCATTTTTCATCATCCCTCTTTTTGCGCAGCTGATATTCTATAAATACGAAGGTAATCAATTTTATATTACAAGCATTATTATAAAGACAAATATAAACCAAAAAAATAACAATAAATTACAAGATATCATAATATATACCAAACCTAATAATCAATAATCTTTTCAAACTTATTAATATAACTTTCTATCGTGCCGTCATTTGTTATAATAACATCATAAGGTATCTTCATATATTCTATTTCGGATATATGTATCTGAATTTCTTGTAATTCTAAGGTAGGATTTGGTCTAATAACTCTAATAACCACTATATCCTCTCTGCGTATCTTCGGGATACTAAAAAGCATCTCGAATTCGTGCATAAATCGAAGGTCGCTAATAACAAACTTTTGTCCTTCTGATGTATTCATTCTAGCGGTTATGTAATTCTTCAAGCTATTCGCAAAAAAGTTTCTCTTTATATCAGGTAATAACTCTTGTATTTTTTCTTGCATCATTTCAGTTCCAAAGAATTGCAATGCGGCTCTCGGTGTTATCCCCCATTTTTCGTCGACAATATCCTTTTTGCCTGTTCCATTATCTTTACCGATACCAACTTGGTCGTCATCAAAATCGAATAAGGTTTTCACTGCAAATTTTAAAGGGTCGGCAAAGGCAACTCTCTCATAATTATATTTATTTACTAGATGCTCCGCCAATACATCTTTGCCGCATCTCTTCGCTCCACAAATCGCAATAATCTTCGGCATTTTCTTAGACATTCTTATGGGTGTTTATTGGTGCTTTGTTGTATTCAATCTATATGTGATAATATACTAAATATATTATTATCATTTTTTTATATAAAATATTAAAAATTGATATTTAAGAATTATTTATTAATTAAATACAACTAATAATGTTTTCGAACCTTTGCTGGGATATTCTTGATATTTATTTTCAAAAGGGTGGTTCTCCCGAATCATCTAATCCGCTTGTAAAGCATCAAGTGGATAGTTATAATAAATTCATAGACAATACATTGGGACAGATTATTGGAGGGTTCAATCCCATCAAGGTGAAGATAACAAACCAGAAAGCCGAGTTGCCTGATAATACCTATAATATTTCTATCAATATCCTTCAACCCAGCATTGTAAAGCCAAACTATCAACTTCCTGACGGGACGCAAAATATAATGACCCCTTACATTGCCCGTATGAATAATATGACGTATTCAAGCGGTATCTACGTTAATGTTCATATTTCCACTGAGATTACAAACAAGAATGGGATGACTGAGAAGTTTGACAAAACAGTTAACGGCGTATATATCGGAAAAATCCCAATAATGGTTCGCTCTAAACTATGCGTCCTTAGTCAGATGCAAGGGATTTGCGAAGAGAATAAGAACGAATGCATCTATGATTTCGGCGGCTATTTTATTGTGAATGGTAATGAGAAGGTTTTAATCTCACAAGACCGCATTAACGAAAACAAGGTTCTCGTCTTCCATCCCAACAATAACGCCGAAGGATTGTATGCTGAAATTCGCTCAATGTGTGATTCCACATATCTCCCTCCCAAGACTACTTGCTTGAATATGAGCGGCAAATTAAATCATATGGGACGCATTATTCGCATCAACACATCATTTATTCGGTCTGAAGTTCCCATCTTTGTAATATTCAGGGCGCTCGGAGTTATTAGCGATAGAGAAATTATTAATCATATTGTGTATGATACGGATAACGAAAAGAACCAGCGTATCATCAATGAATTAATGGCGTGTTGCGAAGATGCCTGTGATATCAATACACAAGAACAGGCGGAGAATACGCTTATTAAGATTATGATTGGCGTGAATAAAAACAATGACCACGAAACGAACAAAGCGCAGCTTCATAATAATCTTATTAATGATTTTATCCCTCACGTAGGCAAGTCGTATCGGCGAAAAGCGCTATATGTTGGTTATATTATTCGCAAGATGATCCGCATCTATCTAGGGTATGATACGTATGATAATCGCGACTCCTACATTAATAAGCGCGTAGATACACCAGGTG